ATCTTGTGCTAGTTCGGTGGAGTATTCTGCTTTTAGCTTACGAGTTTGAGCTTCAACAGCCATACGCTCAATACGCATCTTCATAGTCTTCATGTTAGCACGAGCTAGGTATTCAGCTGAACCAGTTGCTAGTGAAGGAATGTATGAAGAGAAGATTAGGTTGTAGCCAGCTTCGTTGTTGAAAGAAACAACAGGAGTACCAGAAGTACCAGCAAACTTCAGTGAAGAAGCAGAAACTACAGTTTGAACAGCTACACCAGCATTGGTGAAGATGATACCTTTATCGAAGTAGTGAGTAGCAGTTACAGAAAGATCGACTAGAATCTTGGAACCTTCTACGTGTGCAACAGTACCAACAGTGGTGTCATCAGAAATCTTAACTGCATCACCAACTGCACAGGTTACAGGAGTGGATAGAACAACTGCGAAACCTAGAAATGCTTGGCTGTTCTTCTGTACTGAACGAGTTGCGTTAGGATAGTTGTGTTGAGTGTTGATGTCTTTCTTCATCCCAGCGCCATCATAACCGAAACGAAGAGCGAATGCGTAACCAGTAGGACCATTCATAGGCTGAACGTCAACGATCTCGTTAGCTAGAAGGTTAGGTACAATGCGGCGAACAGCAGGAACAAGGATTGGGGTATACTGTGAGATATCACCTAGAGTGGTAGCAGCTTCTTGTAGATATTGCTCTTGACTCTCAAGAATACGTGCCATACCTTCTTTGGATTTTACAGCACGAGCTTTAGGTGAATCAATTAGTTTTTCCCATTTTTCGACTAGCATTTTACTATCAGACATTGTATGTTTCTCCTTTGTATTTTATATTTTGTTATAGATTATCTAGATATTTATCTAGTGGTGAAGTAGTAACTTGTGGTGCAACTTTCTTTTCTTCTGTGACTTGCTCTTCAACAATCAGTTGGGTTTGCTCTTTTTGCTTCTGTTGTTCAACTTTGGATTCAGCTAGAACAGTTTTTACGAAAGCATTAATCTTACCTTCAAACAGCTCATCAAATTCTACAGTCTTAGAAAACTGAACCAGTTTGTCACGTTGAAGATCGGAATCAAGTTTGGTAGAAGCTTCTACGACAATGGAAGCACGCTCAATTTTCTTGGTTTCTTTCTTAGCATCAATCAGTTGTTTGGTTAGCCTGTTGATCTCTTTACGAGATTCAGTTAGCTTATCCTCATTAGAGATTTTCTTTTCATCAAGTTGATAATGGAAATCTTTCATGATTGAATCAAAAGCTTTTAGAACACGTTCGGAAGTTTTAATCTTTACTGATTCTTGAATTTGAGTAGCATTATTCTTTACAAATTCCTCTGAAAAGAATTTTAGATACTCGTCAATCTTAGTTACAAGACCTTCTTTGAAGTCAGAAATCTCTCTCTTATTATCTTCTTGTAGTTGTTCTTCTTTAGCTTTGATTGCCTCATTCAGTTGATTCTCGAAAAGAACTGCCATTGCTAGTTTAGTCTCTTCGGTAAGAATCTCTGAACTGACTTGTTCAAAAAGTTTATCTATGTCTGCCATTTGTTACGCTCCTTTATTAGTATTTATATAAGTACCAAATTTTATAATAGTATTTATATAAGTTGAAATTTTACTTATGTTTCTTTGCAATAGCTTGTAGAGACTCTTGAAAAAGTTTCATGAAAGCAGCTTGTTTATCAGCAACAGAGAACTGATGTTCGATAATAACTTTGTCAACTTCTTTAATGATTTCTTCACGTTGCTTCTCAGTCAGAATACCATTTTCCATGACCCATTCTTTTCCCTCAAATACAGCAGACATAAAACAAGATGGACCAGATGGATCTGAAACCACATCAATAGCGTGAAGTGCAAAGTCGGCTTGGACAATACTTTCTTTTAGAGTGCCAACACCACGAGAAGAAATTCCTAGTTTAACTCCACCTTCAATTAGGGATTGAACAATTTTTCCACATGGAGTATCCAGAACTAGAGATTTACCAACAGCAATGTTATTATCCATCTTGAGTTCTTTGATAAGATGTGACACTCTTTCAAGATTAACCTCAATGTGATCAGGGTGATTGAGTTCTCCTAGAAACCTATTTTGTGGAATTTTACTTGAATTAAGTCTGGTAACTTCTTTTTCGATAACAGGTTTTGGATAGATTCTTCCATTACCATTTTTTACATCTGATTCAAGATATGGTCCAGTGATGTAGAATTTCTTAGATGAAACACCTTCAGAAAGTTCTTCTGTAATAATTTCATTTTGAATTGATTCAAAATCAATATGTTCTATAATAAGTTCTTGACTCATGTTGTTATCCTTTTTGATACAAAGTTGTTTCTTTTATTTATATCATTTAGATTTTTTGAATATTTTTTCTTCTTCCTTCTTAACTGCAACAGAGATTTCTTTTTTGAGTTTATGTTGCATTACGGCTTCTATTTTGTCTAAGAAATCTTTTGGTTTATCATTTGATACATCTACAATCGCTTTTCCAATCTCATCTTTGTAATCCATTGTGTGTTCCTTTCTAATACCTTCGTTGTTTTTTTCTTACTGTTGAAACAATTCTTCCATCTTTATCAAGATGAATTGTATGTGAGAAATCTTTCTTATCCCAATATATCTGAGAAGTAGTGTTGTCGTATCCATAATCTAAAAGAACTGGTTTACCGTTAAGTATTCCCCAATTTGCAGCTTGAACGAAATCGTCAACGTCAACCCTTTCCACAAAATCTAGGAACTCGTTGTATCTGTCATACTGTTCATCGGTTATAAATCCATCGTTGTATAACTTTTCTCGATCATTTCCACTATAATAGTTTCTCTTTTTATCTCTTCTAGTAAATTTATATAAATCAAATGACCGTTTATTTATTCTTTGGTCGTGTGAATTTGGCCCAAATTCTTGTTCCATGATTTTTTCTAGTTTAGCTTTAGAAACTTTTTGTGCTAGAGGCATTTGTAACCACGTTAACCCTAACTGTGATTCTTGTGAGATATAATGATCGAAGTCTATAGAATACTGATAATTGTTTTTGTATTCTGGGTTTCCAGCCCAATCAAGGATAGGACAGAAATATTGTTTTACATCTTCATACGATCTTTCAACTTCATGCCACACTTGTTTCTCTGCTATGTTCTGTTGAATTCCTTTTGAGTTCATAGCAAGTTTGATGACAGTTGGTTGAGTTGTCTGACCTTCTGCAATCTGTAAATCAGTCAATGTATATTCCATGAACATTTCAATCGGAACATCAATCTGAAACACAATTCTAGAAGAACCTCTAGCAATTTGTGTTCCGAACTTATCCAGAAATTTTCTCTTCATATCAGAGAAAGATAGTTTTAAATTTCCTCTCGCATCTCTTCCAGTCGTGTTGAGAATATCAATATATTCCTGATCGAATGGAAGAGGATCTTCTTTCAAAAACTGTTTGAATGTTGGAATTTTAAACATTAGGTTCTTCCTCTGGTTCTGGTGTTGGTTCTTCTTGTTCTGGTTCTATTGGCTCTCTGGAGTTGACTTTTTCTGGTTTAGAGAAATCAGAAAACATATCTTCCTCTTCCTGCGGTTGTGTTTCTTCTGTTGCTTCAGTGTTTTCTGTATTTATCTGTTCAATATCATCGTCAGTGAGTTTTAGAATGTTGGTTTGAACATAGAGTTTCGACATCAGCTTTGCATCAACAAGCCCCATTGCAGAGTTTGCAGTATCAACACGCATAGAGATAATCTGATTGTTCTTGATCTCTGTGTACTGGTTTGAGTTTGCATAGTTGAATTTGATTTTGTCCTGAATTGTTCTCCACTCTTCGAGAGATAAAACTTTTTTTGCAATCAGGTCTTTCTTGAGAAGATCGATGAAAATGTTATTGAATTTTCTTCTGAGTTTCAGAATGAACTTGAAGAATTTGAGTTCTTCTTTTTCAATATCAATCTGGTTTCCTTGTGTGAGTTTTGAATCAGCAAGTCTACGATTGAGTGGAACTTTGAGCGCTTTGTAAAGTTTTGTTACGAAGTAATCAACATCTTCGAATGAAGTGAAGTTTTGTGCAACTGCTGGAAGATTTTCAATCGACATGGAAGAACCATCTTTGTCAACTGGAATCCAGAAATCTTCTAGAACAGATATACTTCTATTCTTATTCTCAATGATACCTAAATC